ACCATCAGTTGGAGAAAACTGTAAGATGTGTTCATTCCAGGAAAAATGTCCAGCAATGGGCTCAAAAGAATTCCCTCTGCAAATACCTACAACAAAGGGAAAGAAAGGAAAAAGTAGATGACTGAGTCTACGTTTTCATATACTGGCAAGCTAAATGGGCAGGACTTGTTTACCGTCCGAGGTAACAGTGTTGCCGAATTCAAAGCTAATCTGAATGCAGCTATCGAGGCAATCAGTGAAGCACAAAGTCTGCAAGCTGTGTTGGTTAATCGACCAACTGGTAATGCATACGCACCTAATATGGAGCAAGCTATTCAAGCGCTTCAAGATGCTGGCATGAATCCTCAGCCAGCATCATCATCACCTCAATCAATTGAGGTAGTCAAAGATAAATACGGCAATGAATGGACATACGGACATCCAGATGCCCCAGACTTACCAGATGGACGTGGCAAGTATGCCAAGAAGAAGGGCATATCTAAAGCTGGTAAGGCTTACGTTGGTTGGTTTGACCCAGCCAAGGGACCAAAGCCATTTAAGCCAGGAGTTGCTGAAGCAGAAACTATCTGGACTAAAGGGTAACAATGCGTTCACTACTACAAGTAGTCGGTGTGGAGTCACCTGCTGGTAAGCAATTACCAGAGGTGCTCCCTGCTCTTACCGCAAGTCAAGTTGCCTTCCGTCAGGCTCAACTGCATTTGATTGCAGGACAGCCAGGTGGCGGTAAGACACTGATTGCATTGTGGTATGCCATCGCCTCCAAAGTTCCAGCGTTATATATCTCAGCGGACTCTGATTCAAGAACAATAGCGACTCGTGCAGGCGCAATCATTATGGACAGAGAAGTGTCTGACGTTGAGAGAATCATGGATACTGAAGCCAGTGTTCTTCTTGAAGATGCATTGGCTGAAGGTGCAGGACATGTTCGGTTTGCCTTCGACCCAGCACCCTCGTTACAAGACATCGAGGAAGAAATCGAAGCGTGGATTGAACTGCACGGTTCTGCACCTGTGGCGGTGTATGTTGATAACTTAATGAATGTCGCTTCATCAAGCGACAACGAATGGACAGCGTTACGTGACGCTATGTCTGCCTTTCATTACATGGCTCGTGAATATGAAACTGCCTTCATCGTCCTTCACCATGTGTCGGAGAACGAGAAGATGTCTAAGCCAAACTACCCAGCGCCACGTAAGGCTCTGATGGGCAAGGTTGCAGCCCTACCAGAACTTGTCTTATCTGTGGCGCTGGATAGCACAGCCAACGTTTATCGCGTTGCTGTTGTAAAGAATCGTCATGGTAAGGCTGACCCCAATGCTGAGGAATATATAACGCTAGCAGCAGAAGCTAGCAAGATGACTCTGTATAACGCATCGACAGAATTATTTAGAGCGAGGACATTGAGTCAATGGAAATAACTAAATCAAGTTTCGATTTAGATTTTAACTATGGTCAAGAAGGTGAGCAACTTGTTAAACAACTTCTTACCAATGGTAAAACTGTTGAAGTAAAACGTGACCGCAAGTGGCATAAGACAAACAATGTTTACATTGAAGTTGAATGTTGGTATCTTAAATCCCAATCGTGGGAACCATCTGGTTTATCAGTAACGCAAGCTGACTACTGGGCATTCGTCTTAGAAGAAGGCGTGATTATGGTTCCAACAGATTACGTAAGATATGTAGTCAAGAACTGGGGTCACGAGATTACTTGTGAGATTCCCCCGAACCGAAGTAAAGGTTACTTGGTTACGATAGAAAACTTATTATCTGCAATGAAGTTACTACGAAAGGGAAACATAGATGAAATTTCCAGACCTGACCAGGGGATTGTGTAGAGAAGTTGGTATCGAATTTTTTTTCCCAGAAGAAAAAGGAGGCGGTCCTGATATATACAAACTTGCGCGAAAGATATGTGGCGGTTGCGCGGTCAGAAACCAATGTCTGGAATGGGCTGTAAGACACGAAGCATTTGGTATGTGGGGTGGAGCCACACCAACTGAACGTAAACAAATAAGAAGGAAGAGAAATATAATTCTTCAGGAGATACTAGTAAAGGATTACGTATGAAAGCTTTTAATTCTATAGAGATTAGAGTCGGCAAACTATGGTTACATTTTGGATATAGTTTTACTAGGTTTGCGGTTGGGTTTTGTATTGATAGGTTCTCTACAAACATAGACCTTGGACCATTTTGGATTTCGATTGAATACTAATGACTACTCCATCCAAGCGCAAAGGGTCACAGTACGAACGTGATGTAGTTAAGTGGCTAGTTAGTATGGGTTACCCCTGTGCTGAACGAGCCTATGGTGCTGGTCGTCATGATGACGTGGGTGACATTGATGGCATTGATGGTGTTGTTATAGAATGCAAGAATGAAAAAAGAATAAACATCCCTGGCTATCTCAAAGAGTTGGAAGATGAGATGATTCATGCGGATGCAGAAACAGGAGTTGTGCTAATAAAAAAGCGTGGCACATCTAATATCTCAGAGTCGTATGCAGTAATGCCTGCGGAACTCTGGGTGAATCTGCTAAAACAGGCAGGTTACAATGGACATCAGTGAAGCTGTGACAGAGTTTCACAAAATGAAAAGAGGTAACTATGCGGTTAGTGCTAGTGACTATACTTGGAATGATGCTGCCGATAGCAGCACCAGCCCAAGCGTTATCGCCAGAACTTACATTCGAGAAGAAGTTGTCCGTAGTCACGGACAAAAAGGAACGAGTGGAGTTAGCGTTAACACAGGTCACAACCAACAAACGCGAGGCTCAGTGTGCGATTCGCATTGCATACAAGGAGAGCCGATACAACGTGGACTCCCTCAACAAGTCGAGTGGAGCACGTGGAGTATGGCAATTACTCTGGGCAAAACCAGGGTGGTCATTACTCAAACAAACAGAAGAAGCACACAAGTATGTGCTACATCGATACGACACTTGGTGCGAAGCGTACAGGTTTCACCAGGAAAGGAATTGGTATTAGGTCATGAACCAACCCGAATTTCTTGAAGCAGTCTTTCGTCATTACGGATTAGACCTACCGTTAGGTGGGGACAAATCCATCTTTTGTCCTGTACATGATGACTCACATAAGTCCGCCTCGGTTAATTCGGAGAAGGGTGTCTGGGTATGTTATGCATGCAGCGGACGTGGCGCTGGTATACAGATTGTCATGGCTCGTGAAAACTTAACATACTCAGATGCTCGTAAATGGGCAGAGAAGAACATAGGTAAGGAGTCGAAGAGCGCAGCTCCGACACGAGGACGTAAGTCTAGTAGTCGTTGGACTCCACCTAGATTGAGGTCAGTTCGATGACAACAATCATTGGTATCCAAGAACCAGACGGCTGCTTGATTGCAGCCGACAGTAGAACTACAACTGAGAAGGGTCGCCCTTACTCGCACCCAATCGTAACTAAGATTACTAAACGTGGAAAATTTTTAATCGCTGGTGCTGGCACAACTCAACCGTGTGACATAGTCCAACACATATGGAAACCTCCAGCCATACCAGCTAATACAAAAGACATCCACCACTTTATGATTACAACTGTCATCCCTAGTATGCGTGAATGCTTACGTGATAATGGATTTGTTCACGATGACAAAGCAGATGAATATGAATTTCTTTTTTTAATGGCTGTGAATGGAACCATCTACGAAGTAGATGATACATACTCAGTCTTCCTACGCGATGATGGTATCTATGGCTTAGGTTCTGGGTCTTCCTATGCCATAGGTGCTATCGCTTCTGGTGCTAACTGGAAGAAGGCGCTGCAGATTGCAGCGAAGAATGACGTGTATACTGCTCCTCCTTTCATAGTGCATAGGCAGGAGAAGAAATGAAACCCAATCAAAAGCTCATTGACCTTTGGACTAAAGCAGCCAATACATATCATGCTAACCTTGCTGGTTCACCAGCCGAGGCATACCTTGAGAAGCGTGGCATCCTTAACGGAGCCGAACAGTTCAAGCTTGGATATGTGGTTGACCCTGCACCTTGTCATGAAGATAGATTGAGGTATCACTTATCTATCCCATACATAACCGAGTCGGGTGTAGTTGGATTTAAGTTTCGCCGTATAGATGACGGCGACCCAAAGTATATGATTCCTACTGGTCAGAAGCACCACCTATATAACGTTAGTGCTATCCTTCATGCAGTCCATGAAGTATTGATTGTAGAAGGAGAGATTGATGCGATATCTGCTACCCTTGCTGGTCATCCTGCTGTCGCTGTGGCTGGCGTTAATGCTTGGAAGCCTCACTTTAGCCGTTGTTTTGACGGCATTGGTCGTGTGGTTATAGCCACCGATAACGATGCCAAAGAGGATAGTTCCAACCCAGGACAAGAACTAGCCCGCCGTTTATCTGATGCAATACCTCAAGCCATCCGCGTGTCGCTACCGCCTGATAGTGACGTTAATAGTATAATTGTCAGCCAAGGAGCTCAAGCGTTAACTAAGTTGATTAACGCACTGGATGAATAGAGGGAGCTCGTTGTCTGAAGATACCACTATCCTGCAATTCGAAGAGGATGCTCAAAAAATCTACGATGAATTGCTTGCGATTCTAGTAAAGAAACAAATTGATTATGGTCCATTCAATATCTGGCATGCACCAGGTGGCGCAACCAATGGGCTGATGGTACGTATGTCGGACAAGATAGAGAGATTAAAGAATCTTATCTATAGCCCCAAGTCAGAGAAACCTAAGAACGAATCTCTTGAAGATTCGTTTGTTGACCTGGCTAACTACGCCATCATCGCACTAATGGTACAGCGTGGGGTGTGGGCTAAGTATGCCAAGAAATCGGAATAAGACTTACGAAGAACAACGTATCTCCCGCATCCGTATGTATGGAATCAGCGTGGAAGATTATGAACGTATGCTTGAAGAACAAGATGGTGGTTGCCACATCTGTGGCAAGAAGCCAGAAGGCAGAGCTCTTGATATAGACCACGACCATGCAACTGGCAAGGTGCGTGGCTTGCTTTGTTCCAATCATAATCGTGCTCTTGGTTTACTTAATGATGACATTAAACTAATGCTTAGGTCTGTCGAATACTTGGTGAAATCCCTTGACTGATTTAAGTAAAGACCATGAGATTTGGGGAATCATTAATGAGATAACAAGTTCGATTGCTTGGGGTATATCAAAAAGATATAACAGATTCGTGGAGCTTGAAGATGTCAAGCAAGCCATGAATGAATATGCATGGAAGCGCAAAGATAAAGTGTCCGAGTACCTAATGCGTGAAGATGAGAACGAACGTAGGCAGGGATACAAAGCATTCAGCACATTCATACGCAGGGCAGGCGAGCGATACGCTCGCAAAGAGAAAGCTCGTGCGCTTGGTTATGAGCTGGGTGATGAATACTTCTATCGTCTGGCTATGATTGAAACTCTTATCAAGGTGCTTGGTTCTGAGGATGCACAACTAACTAACCAAGTAATGGACCCAGATATTCATGGCGTTAAAGCTAAGAGGCAAGCCAGTGAAGGTAACAATCTATTGGCTATGTTAGCTGATGTGGACAAGGCAATGAAGAAGCTTGACTTACGAACTCACAGTATACTTAAATGTAAATACTCATGCGATGCATCTCTTGCAGAGATAGCAAAAGAATG